CATGTCTTGCCTCATACAATCAGGGGATTTTGCACGGCAGCTGGATCGAGCCGACCAGCGACGTTGAAGAACTGTCAGCGGAGGTTGCCAAGGTGATCGAGACCAGCCCAGCGGAGGGCGCAGAAGAGCACGCAATTCACGATTATGACGGCTTCCCCGACTTGGGCGAGTATCCGAGCCTGCAATCTATTTGTGATTTTGTTGAGATGGTCGAAGATTCTGACTTTGACGCGGATATTGTGTCAGCTGTCGTCGATGAATTTCCTTACGACTGCGGCACAGCGCAGCATGTGCTTGACGACAACCACGGCATTCACGACAGCTTCCAAGATTACGCAGACTGGTTTGCCGACCAAATGATGGCTTGCCACGACGTAGGCGATGGCGAGTGGATTAAACAATATTTTGATTATGACAAGTTTGCTGAAGCCTTGTCGTATGACTACATTCAAATTGAAGTAAAAGGCGGCGTGTTGATCGCCCCCAACCAATAGGGGCCAATGATGGCAATTATCCTCTGCCCGAATTGCAAGACGAGAACCGGCACGGAAGAAAGCCGCCATCATTCGAAATATGGCTTTTGGACTGTCCGGCGAGTGCGGCGCTGTAAGAAGTGCCGTTACCGCGTCGTCACTGTTGAGCTTCCGGAGGAGATTGGGGACGAGGTGTTTCTGGCAGAGGAGTAGAGTTAACCGCATCAACGAGGGCATCGAAGAGGCTGGCATTCGTGCTGGCCTTTTTTATTGTCTCATACCCAATGGCGGCATAACCGGCCACGTCGGTCCAAGAGTCGAGTTTTGTTGGATCGTGTGCCAGTCTGCCAAGTTTAAGGATGATACCGAATGCAGCAACGTCGTGCGCCTCTAGCTCTCTGCCTGTTCGGTGTCCCAAATATGCGGCCATCATTTCAGCTGTTCGCGTCATGTTGGTTGTTGGGTCTCCATATTCCTTGTTGCGTCCATTTGCTACCAGCTGTTCGGCTTCACGGAGCATCTGTTGACGCGGTGAGGTTGTAGCTTCCATTTCGTCAGAAGGGGATTTCGTCATCAAGTTTAACCTTTCCTTTGGTTGGTGTGATCTTTGTAATTTTGGCGTCGGGGAATATTTCTTTGGTTTTGGCAATCATGTCTGTTTCAACGGCTTTAATGATCCGGCAGATTTCATCGAGGCAATATAGACTTTCGGGTATTCTTTCGATCTACGGCTGCGGTGTCGGCTTCATGTTTTACGATTGCGAATTTGTCGCCACCAGCATCAGGTGGAGCGATTGCGTACCATACGTCGGCATCACCGGGGGTGTTTCCATTTTTGATCGCGTATGCTTCGACGGCTTTCCATCCTTGGATCAGGTTGTCGGCTTTTTGGACGAGATAGTTGTGGTCATCGCCTAGCGCAGCATCAGAGAAGTTTTGTCTTGCTTGTTCGAATGCGACGGCAAGTTTAGGCGGTGCTAGTTCTTCCAGTTTTCCGATCCCCCATTTCATTTCCAGATCACGGGCCACCTTGTCAACGGATCGAACAGCTGCGTAACAAATGTCAGATCGTTTATCCGAGAACATCGCTGGGGCTTTCCAGCTTTCATCCGCTACAACTTTTTTTCGTCTCTTCTTTGGTTCGCTATATCTTGTTTTTGCTGGCACGTCGTACCTCCTTCCTTTCATTACAATTCCGTGCGAGCGGAAGTAATGTATAGGGGGTACGGGGGTTTACTTCCGCCCCACTTCCGCCCACTTCCGCCACTTTTGCTATATTTTGAAGCTGTCTCATTTCTTACTTCCGCCAATTTTCGGGGTTCCCCCCCTTCACTTCCGCCAATTTTCGGGGTTCCCCTGCGTTACTTCCGCCAGCGGAAGTGCGAGATTTTTGGCGGAAGTAACGATTTTCGGGTGGTTCTCCCCGCATCCATTTGATGTCGTTTAGGAGCTGCAATTTCTCTTTTGTAGCTGCTTCTAGCTTGCGCGTTAGCATTGCAATTTCGTTTCTTTGCGTTGCGATTTTTGATTGCATCCGGTCCACTTTCGCGGCGTTTCCATCGACTTTCCGCTGCTGCTCCCTCCAATATTTCCGGCAAGTTTCGCAGTTTTTGTATTCTGGGTTTTCGTTCTTTATGCCGCACGTTCTACAAATCTCGTTCATTCGTCTTCCTCTTCTTCGATCTGTTTTTCACCGCTGCAGTCTTCACAGGTTTGCCATTCCGTTTCGTATTCTCCGATGTCACGGGTGAAGCTCTGGCGCATTGGCGCGTCTACGAGGTATTCGCCTTCGCCGTCGCATGTCGGGCAATCTATCCACTTAGTCACGGATCAGCTTCTCTGCGATTGCGGCGATGTTTTCCGCTCTTTGGACTTGCGTGAGGCGTTGCGGTTTACGTTTGAGGTCCATAACCATGATTTCGGCCTGGCGTTTGATTGCTTCAACCATGAGTTTTTCGAAGTCGGTCATGGTTTGCTCCACACGTCAAAGGTTGTTTGATTAGCGCATGGCGAGGTCCAGAAAGACGCGGCAAGCGCACGGTCTGGCGCCCCACCCTTTCCGAGGTAGTCTTCTCGCCACGACATATTGATAAACTTTGACGGGCGATGCCGATTAAACTGCTCCATGCCTACCTTGCTGGCCCATATGCGTTCTGGAACGATCAGCGCCATTTGCTCTATGCCGATCTTAAATGCGTGATCTATGAATTTTCTGATGTCTTTAAACGGTGGGTTTGTTACCAGCACCGGGGCTTTGGCCTCTTTGTATTCGAAAAAGTTTTGACCAAAGCATATGTCACCGCTGTAAACTGTCATGCCCTTTTCGCGCATCATGTTCACTAACCTGCCATCGCCTGCGCATGGCTCCCAGATGTTCGTGCCCATGCTTTCGACGTCCTTGATAAGTAGTTCGGCTATCGAATAGGGGGTTGGGTAAAAGTCGTTTGCTACTCTCATTGGTATGCCCTCCATTGTTGCTGGTCGGGCGTCTTTATTACTTTAATGCCCTTCGTCTTTGTTTTGCTGTCGTGGACCGTGCTTTCGATGAATCCTTGGTCGCTCCACGCTTTGATGTATGACTTGGCTGCGCGTTTCGGCATTCCATAGTCGGAGTGCAGGAAGCTCTGGAGGCTGCGCTGCGTGTTGACGGCCATTGAAAACGGCTCCGACGTGTTCCAGCGACGATAGATTTCGTCGAAAACGGCTTGCGTCTGGCCTCTGTCGAGCTTCGTCGATGCGTCTAGGATGCCACTAATCTCCATTGTGCGGTCGATCAGCAGTCCGGTTTCGCCTCTGATGAAGCTGCGGATGTGCATGTCGCATTGGTCGTTTGTCTTGACGACTGCACCCTGGGCGCATTGACCGACACCCGCCTCGATGTCTAACTTTTGCGCTAGAACCAGTTCGTCAGCTTCATTCATGGCCCAGAGGCTGTATGCCCACCTTGCGCCATCGACGAGCGCCGTTGTGCCTCTGATCGCTTCTCTGGCTTGGCTGGCTTTCGTGATGTTAAACGCGCCATCTTTGCGCATATGATGAGCGATTAGGATGTTTGCGCCTGTTTCGACGCACAGATGGGACATCAGCGACCACCAGTATTGCGCTGCTGCTGGGTCGGTGTTGATGTCGGCAGCTGCCGCAAAGGCCTGTAGCGGATCGATGATGATTAGCGCGATGTCTCCAATCGAGCAACTGCTTGCGTATTTCTACGAATGCGGGTGTCACGCTGTATTGGCCCATTGCGTTGACAATGAGCGGCGTTGGCCCCCCTGCGTCTGGCATCGGCACGACGACGAACAGGTTTCCGGCTGCTCGATCTCTGAGGTTCGGACCTCCAATGCTCGATATGCGTCTGTGCATACTATTGGCGCTGTCTTCTGCCCCGAAAAATACGACCTTGCCATTGTGAACGACATCCCCTCCAAGGGCGTCTTCGCGGTGCATACCTTGATCGCCACCCGCGACCTTCATGGCAAGGTCTAAGAGCATGAACGACTTACCCAAACCGCCAATCGCAGAAATAAGGCCAGGCACGCGGCGTGGGAGGACGCCATCGATCAGCCATTCCATTTCCGGCGGTTCCCCGTTGTATCGGTTCATGCCCCAATCTTGAATCCGAAAGCCCTCGTCCGCGCTTGGGGTCACTGACGAAGGGCTCTCGGACATACCGGCGGCAGTATAGGACTGCACTCCAGTATTCGCTTCCGATCCTGGCTCGACGTTTTGCAGGATGCGGAGTTCGTTGTTGTTTGCGCGTTTGAGCTGATACCACGCCTTTCGTTGGAACAGGTCTTTGCCACGGCCATCGTCTGCTAGTGACGAGCCACGGGCTTTCGCTTTTAGCTCAAACGTGGGCCATGCGTCGTCAACCAGCTCTTCGACTGTCGGCAGCACACCTTTTGTTACCCACCATGTTCGTATGGTTCCCAAGATCAGTTCGACCATGTAGCCTTCGCGGCCATCCGTGAGGTCGCCAAACATATCCGTTTTCTTGTCTTGGATGCTGGTGTCGTCGTAGCGCGCTGCGTCTGTCTTGCTGATTTGCGTCACCCAATCAGGGCTATCAGCGATTTCGTTGTTCAGCGCCCAGTCTTCGATGCGGTATTTACCACCTGATTTGTGATTAGATGGTGCGACAACGACGAACCCGCCCTCGCCTCGCGTGTCTATGCCATCGCCCAGGACGTTCTTGCCTGTTATTATTGACGTGCCTTCTGGTGCGCGCAGAAAGATATGCTTTCCACCTGATCCGGTGCGCTGCTCAAAGGTTTCTGGGATGTCGTCATTTGCCATCGATAGATCATCGAGCGTTTCTTGCCCTACTTTGCCTTCGCTGACGTCAACATCGACGGCGAATACGTTGCCGCTGATGGAGCCAGTGACGACACCAAGGTTGTAATCTTTGAATCGACCCTCGAACCACATTTCTAGCTGGTCGTCGTCGGCACGTTTTTCTTGATACCGCTTCCAGCGTGAGGGCGCTGGGTGTTTGCCTGGACTGTCGCAACCCGCTCCAGCTGCGCAGCTGCATGATCCGTCTTCTTTTACATAGTGGACTGGTACAACACTGAGACCTTTGTCGGCCCAGAATTTCGCCCATCTCAATTTATCTGCCATGATTGACCCCAAGTTAGTAAAAAAGGGGGACAGCGAACCGCCCCCCAAGTTGTGACGACTAGATTTCGAANGAAACGTCGTCGTCGGCTCCTGATGCGGAAGAGGTCGAAATATCAGGAGCTGGAGCTGCGGCCACAGGCGAACCGCCAGCTAACTCGGAGGGTCTGTCCATCCATGCTTTGATTTCAAACGGCGGAACGCGGGTTCCACCNTGGCCCATTTTCAATTTTTCCTTAGCCTTGGCGATTGCAATGGCTGGTACTTTGCCTTCTTTAAACTCAGGNGCGGCTTCGCATTTCTCGTAGACTTGCTTAATAAAGACATTCATTCCAACTTGAGATGTGCAAAGCTCACGCACAGGCTCGTCGTCAAATAACTTTTTGCTAAACATCGTGACCTTAAAGCCTTGTTTGTGATCGCTGCTTGGCCTCGTAGATTGCGCAGAGTCGTTGTTCGGCCATTCAACCCAATCACGTCCACCAGCTAATTTAAGCCAGCCTAGCTGTATATTTGCGATGTCAATGATGACGCCGCTTGACGGATCAAATTCTTTGAGATCGCCACCTTCGCTTGAGCGCAGCCACTCGTTTTCCTCAATACTGAAGCGCACGAATGCACCTCCCTTGTTATCGTTTATAAAGTTTAAAGCCATTTAGTTTCCTTCGCATTCCGCTGTTTAGCGCCCAAAATTAAAGTGATGGGCGAACACTTGGGCCAGGAAAGCCCGGTCATATCGTTCAGTCACAGATTTAAGCGTGACTGCACGAAATTGGTCTGGATTGACGCCAGCGAGGTTGCACACAGCGTCAAAGTCATTGTCGTTTTCGATGACCCACCAAAGCGCTTCTTGAGCATCGCGCGCCTTGTAGACATCGTTGTTGTCTATGTCGTGACAGTCGCGCCACGCTTGTTCTATGACCCGCAGCCACAGCACTTCTAAGACCGTAGGCTCTGTGTCGTTTTGGACGGTGAACCAATAAGCATCAGGAGCCGTAGAATGTCTTGCGGATTTCTTCGGCATTGTTCCAATAGAAGGTGTCGGGATTATGCGGCAGCACACTAATGATCTTCTGGCTGTCGTCCGTCATGCTAAGTAGAGCCTCCATTTGGATTACCGTTTGTTTAAATTGCTTGAGAAAGTCGGCCGCATCCTCGTCGGTCAGCTCCAGCTCAACGTAGGGGTCTTTCTTTCGCGTCAGCGCGTATGCAAATTTGACGGCAGGCTTCTTGCCCGTCATCGACTCAATCGCCTTTTGGTAGACAGCAGCCTGTATGCCGTGCCCCAGTGACCACTTTGACGGAGATTTTGACGTCGTTTTAAGATCAACAACGAGGTTGTGCTGTGGATAGTAAAAGTCCAGATAACCCAACAAAGGTACAGTGCCGCCTGGACCCTCACGAAATCTCACATCGATACCAACGCTGTGCTGCCTTCTGCCTTCAGCTGGCTTCTCTGGTGCGCCGAACGGCATCAGGTTTTCGAGTGCGGTTTCAGTCATGC